ATTTCAGCAGCAGGAAAAAAAATACAAATAAGCAAAAAATGGGTTTCTATTTTGGATATGAAAACTAGATCAGCTCATAGGTCAGCAGATGGTCAAATAGTAGGAGTTAATGAAAATTTTATAGTAGATGGTGAAAGTCTTAAATTTCCAAGAGATCCTGCAGGCTCAGCAAAAAATATTATAAACTGTAGATGCGTTTCTATATATACTAATTAATAGTTATATATTCTTGATAGCATTTATTTATCATATCCTCATTAATTATTTTAGAATAATTGCCTTTTAATGATTCTGTTAAATTAAATATTTCTATTTCTTTAGCTAATGCAAACTGAGCGTATCTAGGTATACCATGATATTGCCATGATATAGAAAAAGTATTTTTACTAAAACCATTATTAGAGCAAAATCCTCCTACCGTTCCACCGCAAAGTTTATATTTTTTTAATATATATTTAAAAAAACCGAAATTTCTGTATAAATCTATGGTTTTGCTCTTCATAAAACAAAATAATATAAAAATTAATAATATTTATTATTATAATAAGCTTATTTTAAAATAATAAACTTTTTTATCATATTATTTTATATTTTAATTATCTGTTTTGCAATTATAATATTATAAAAACTATGTTATGGCTATTAATAAAATACCACCTGAATCTGCTCAAAATAATGCTAAGCGAGGTTTAGAGCTTCGTAAAAAGTATAATAGGGGAGGATTGTCAGCAAGTGAAGCTAATAATCAAGGTTTAAGAAGTGGCGTAAATTCTGCAAGAAGTATATCAAGTGGCAATGCTTTATCTACTGATTTAATAAAAGCTATGGCAAGGTTTAATAGATTTAGAAAAGATTATCAACCAGACAAGAGAGAGTCAGATGGAGGGCAAACTGCAGGGACTATAGCATGGTTGTTATGGGGTGGTACTAGTGGCATAGATTGGGCTATAAAAAAATCACAAGAAATAGATGATGAAAAGAAAGGTTTTAATATAAAAAAAACGGAAAGTAAGGAGGAAAAAAATAATTTAATTAGTAAAGCTGATAATATGAATAAAGAATATAAATCATTTAACTTTGAGATTAAAAACTACAGGAATGAGGAGGAGTATTTTTATTTTGAAGGCTATGCCTCAACTTTCGGTAATGTTGATCTTGGTAATGATGTAATAGAAAAAGGGGCTTTTACAGAAACATTAAAAAAAGATAAATTTAAAATCTTATGGCAGCATAAAATGATAGAGCCTATTGGCATGCCAATAAAAGCATATGAAGATGAAAAGGGTTTATATATAGAAGCTAAATTGCCAAAAGATGATGACTTCGTAAGAGGCAGAGTAATACCGCAAATGAAATGTGGCACTATAGATAGCATGAGCATAGGTTTTATAGTAAAAGAAGATGATTACAAAGATAAGGTAAGATTTATTAAATCGTTAGATTTGTTTGAGGTTTCTTTAGTATCTATGCCTATGAATCCAAGAGCTATGGTTTCTTCTTTTAAATCAGAGGATATAGAAAAATATTTGCCAGAAGATAACAAAGATGAAGCTGCTGCAATAGTAAAAGATTGCTTTGCTAAAATGGTAAGTGATTTTGCTGAAAACAAAGAGCAACAAGAAAATATAGATATAAAGTCCGTACAAGAAGTAACTTGCATGAAGGACATAGAGAATATTCTTAAATTGAAATGTAATTTTTCACAAAATGAAAGAAAAGTTTTTATTTCAAAAATTAAGGATTTTTCAAAACAACGCGATGTTGTTAATGAAGTTAAAGAGCTGCGAGATGCAATTCGAAGTCAAGAGATGACTAAAACACTCAATAATTTTATTAACGATTTAAAAAATATGTAAAATGACTGAAATTAATATGCATGATATAAACGCTACTTTAATTGAAATAAGAGAAGAATGTGAAAAGAAAAATGCTGATCTAGGAAAAATAGCTAATTTAGAAGCTGTACTAGAAAAGCAAGAAAAATCTAACCAAGATTTAATGAAGAAAATTAACGAAGAAAAAGCGTCTAAAGAAGAAGTAGAAGCTAAATTCGCTAATTTAGAAGCTGAACTAAAAAGAGGTTCTTTAGCTGGTGAGCAAAAAGAAGAAGCTAGCAAAGAACTAAAATCTTTTGAAAAGTTTTTATGTTTAGGAGAAAAACAATTTTCTAAACAAATAGAAGAGAAAACTCTTAGAACTGATACTGACACTAATGGCGGTTATTTGGCACCTTCTCAATATGTAAATGAGATCATAAAAGAAATTACTGAAATTTCACCAGTTAGACAAGTAGCAAGAGTAATTAGAACAAATTCTAAAGAAATTGAAATTCCTAAAAGAACTGGATTAGTTTCTGGTGGTTGGGTTGGTGAGCTAGAATCATCATCTTCTTCTAATTCTTCTTATGGAATGGAAAAAATCACCGTTAATAAAATGATGGTTTATTCGGATATTTCTGTAGAAATGTTACAAGATGCAGCTTTCAATATGAGGCAAGAAATTAGCTCAGATGTAGCAGAGGATTTTGCTAAATTAGAAGGTGCTGCTTTTATTAATGGTAATGGAGTTAAAAAGCCAGAAGGTTTACTTGCTAATGCGGATATTTCTTCTTATAACTCTGGCGCAGCCGCTGCTTTAACTGCTGATTCTTTATTTGAAATTCAAGGAGAGTTAAAAGCTGGTTATGATTTAGCTTTCATGATGAATAGAAAAACTTTACATCAACATGTTAGAACTTTAAAAGATAATAACGGACAATATTTATTACAGCTTGGATTAGGTGCATTACCTAATACTATCGCAGGCCTTCCTTATGTTTTAGCTAATGATATGCCAGATGTAGCTGCTAATGCTTTCCCAATTTTAATAGGAGACTACAGAAAAGCTTTTTACATTGTAGATAGCGCAGAAGTAACTGTATTAGAAGATCCTTACACTCAAGCTATTAGCGGAGTAAGAAGATTTAATTTCTATAAAAGAGTTGGTGGACAAGTAGTTTTACCAGAAGCTGTTAAAAAGCTTAAAATAGCTGTATAAGTTATTATGGGGGCTTCGGCCTCCTTTTATTAATTAATTATTTTTTTGAGGTCATAAAATGGCAAGCGTTGATTTAAAAAACAACATTAAGCAATTAAATGCTTTTAACATACAAACTATTAGCAGCGATACTACAACTGCTGGGAATGAAATAGATTTAGCTGGTTATGAATCAGCTACTATAGTTTTTCAAGCTGGTGTAGTTACTGCTGGTGATGCAACTTTATTAGTTCAAGAATCAGACACTTCAGGAGGTGCTTTTACTGATGTTGCTGATATTGATTTAATCGGTTTAGAATCTGCAACCAAGCTAGATACTTCTAATGGTGTATCTAAAATAGGTGTATTAAGCAAAAAGCAATTTTTAAAAGTAAGTGTTGTAACTGCTAATTCTGCTAATTTAACAGCAGGAGCGCAGATTATCCTAGGTAATGCTAGACATAATCCAGTAGCTTAATAAGCTAATTATTTAGGGGGCTGCAAAGCCCTCTATATTAACTAAGTAAAAATAATAAAATGAAAATAAAAGTATTAAAAACAACTAAAGCAGCTACATGTAAACTAGGTATAAGCACTACTACATATAAGGCTGGTGAGACTTATGACATATATGATGAATTGGCAAAAGTATTTATAAAGCAAGGTTGGGGAGAAAATCCAGATAATACTAAAAAAATAGAAAAGCCTAAAATAGATGATGCTGAAGCCAAAGCTAAAGCTAAAGCTGCTGATAAAGCAAAAAGAAAAGCTATATTAGAGGCTAAAATAGAAAATAAATCTATAGAGGAATCACCAGAAAACAAGAAAAAGAATAAATAAACATAATGGCAAATACGAGTCAATTTGTACAATCCTTATTTAATGATAGAGAAGTAATTATAGAGCAAAATAATTATATTTCTAATGTAGTGGATTTGCAAAATAGCACTATAATAGGACTTGTTTTGCCTCTAAACTTTTCTGGCAACAGAGTATTTTTTTATGTATCGAGTGATAAAAATAATTTTTATCAATTGAGAGATATAAATAATAATTTGGTAGTATTAAATTGCTCTAATAATACTAGCTATTCTTTAGCTAGATATGATTTATCAGCATGGAATTATATAAAAATAAAATCGGATAGATTGCAGAAATCATCACCAGCAATCATTAAGCTGCAAACTAGAGTGGGGTCATGAATAATAGTATATACAGCAACGCAATTAAATTTTTAGATAGTCCTAATTTAGATGCTTATGGTAGATTGCGGGTTTCAAATCCTTATACTATATTTGACCATCAATTTGAATATAGTAAAAATATCTGGTCCGCAGATAATTATGATGTTTGGGAAGAATACGTAAGCGGATCTGCTAGTTCCACTCATTTACCTTTTGAATCTACTGTAGAAATGAGTATAGGAAATGCAGCGGGTGATAAAATTATTAGACAACAACATATTTATAATAGGTATCAAGCAGGAAAATCTTTATTAATATTAATGACTGGAAGATTGGCAGCTAAACAAGGGGTAGTATCCAGGATAGGCTATTATGATGATTATAATGGTATATATTTTGAGCAAGCAGGGGAAAAATCAAGTGAAAATTTAAAGTTAGTATTAGTAAATAGAATGCAGCAAAATCTTACTCATTTAACTACATTTACACAGATGGATTTTTCTAATGATAAAATGTTAGAAGATAATTTTAATTTATCTGGTCATATCTTAGATATAGAAAAACCTCAATTATTTTTTATTGATTTAGAGTGGCTCTCTATTGGCAGAATAAGAGCTGGGGTTATAATAAATGGTCAATTTATAATAATGCATGAGTTTAAAAATGCTAATAAAGTAAATACTTCTTATATGCAGACTGCTAATTTACCTATTAGATATGAATTATATAATGAATCTGCCACTACTTCACAAACTACAATGACTCAAATATGCCAAACTGTAATAAGTGAAGGTGGCTATGATAGAACGCCTTATCAAATAAGTGTAAGTAATAATAATTCAATAGCACTAGACGCTACAATAAGACCAGTTTTAAATATAAGAGTAAAAGAATTATTTAATTCTATAGAAAATAGAGGTTTTGCAGTGCCTTTAAATATATCAATTTCTACAGAAACTAATGATATAACTTGGTATATTTATTTAAACCCTTCTATAACTGGTGGTTCTTATAGTTGGAATAACGCACACAATACAAGCATAATAGAATATGATGACACTAGAACAGGTTCTTTAATAAGTATAAGTGGAGGTCAGCAGATTTTAAGCGATGTGGCTACCACAGGAATAGGCAATAAACAAGGTATAGTAGTAAGTGATGCTATTAAAACTATGATAAAATTAGGCAGATCTTATTTTAATAATTCAGAATATGATTTATTAACTATAGCTGCAAAAGCTCACACAGGCACAGCAAATGTAAGAGCTAATTTATTATTAGGAGAATATAAATAGGTATAATATGACAAATTCAGCAAGGCAAATATTTACAAATCAAACTGTAAATGGAAATAGTTTAGTTTTTAATACAAATGGTAAAACTTATATAAAAGTTTACGGCAATTTCGATGGAGCTAAAATAAGATTGGAAAGTAAGCTTAATAATAGTAATGATAGTTTTTCGATTACAGGCGATGAAGATATAGTTACTAAAGACGATACTTTTTATATTTGTTATACTCCTAATGTTTCTTTTAGATTGGCGTTGTATGATGCTGGCCTAGGTACTAATATTAACGCTTTTGTTACTGTGTGATTATGTCTATAATAAAAAAAGGTTCTATAGTAAGCTCAGAAGTTACTAGATATGAACATCAATTTACTAACGAAACAGAAGTAACAATAGTACATAATTTGAATAGAAAAGTGTTTATTAATGTATTAGATGCAACTGGCGAATATATAACGTCCTCTGTAGAAATTGACACTACAGATAATCAATTTACTATTTCATTGAATAGTAGTTTGAGTGGTACTATTATTTATTTTTAACAATTTTTAAGGTATGATGTATGGCAAACCCTAAACAATTTTATAGATCTTTAGATCTACAAAAAAACGAGCTACAAAATGCAATATTGCACAAATTAGCCTCTGCTCCTAGTAGTCCAGAAGCAGGTCAATTTTATTATAATACTACAGATAATAAGCTATATATTTATAATGGTAGTAGCTTTCAAGCTTCAGTAGGTGATATAACAAGTATTGCGGATAATGGCGATGGTACTATAAATGTTACTTCTGGAAGTTCAGGAGATGTCACTATAGGTGTTAATATAGCTAATATTATAGATGATAGCTCTTCTACTAGCAGTAATTTATGGTCAGCTAATAAAATTATATCTTATACGCAAACAGCCACAGAAGGCTTGAATGTTAAGTTAGCAGTGGCAGCAGCTACTACTTCGGCTTTGCCTTCTTGCACGTATAATAATGGTTCTTCTGGTGTGGGTGCTACTTTAACTGGAGATGCAAATGGAGCTTTAGCGGCTATTGATGGTGTTACCTTATCAGCTAATGATAGAGTATTAATACAAGATCAAGTAGATGCGGCCGAAAATGGTATTTATACAGTCACTACAGTAGGCGATGCCTCTAATGCGTTTGTTTTAACTAGAGCTAGTGATTTTGACACAGCAGAAGAAATAAAAGCTAATTCTTTCTGTTTTGTTGAGGCAGGAACTACTTACTCAGATATTGGTTTAGTTTTGGCTAGTGGCGATTCTCCTACACTAGGTACTACTGATCTAGTATTTACACAATTTACAGGTGCAGGGGCTTTTACTGCTGGGGATGGAATATCACAATCTGGCAATACTATTAATGTTAATGTTGATGATAGCACTATTGAAGTTAACTTAGATACTTTGAGATTAAAAGATGCTGGAATTACAACAGCTAAAGTGGCAGACAATGCAATAACAACAGCTAAAATACTAGATGCAAATGTAACAACTGCTAAGATTGCTGATAGTAATATTACAACAGCTAAAGTGGCAGACAATGCAATAACAACAGCTAAAATATTAGATGCAAATGTAACAACTGCTAAAATAGCTAATTCTGCAATTACAGCAGCTAAGTTAGCTAATAAGTATGCTGCTGCTTTTGCTTCTGGTGATTTTTCTTCGGGTGATTTGACTATATCAGCTGCTACTCATGGAGTGGGAGCAACAGAAGATCTAGTTGTTACTGTTAAAGATGCAAATGGAGACGATGTGACAAGCGGAGTAGAAATTTCTGCTGATAGCTCTGGAAATGTTACTATTTCAGTAAATACTGGACTAGAATTTTCAGGAAGAGTGATAATAAGAAATTAATAATTTCTTGTTTATGTTAATAGCTAAGTGTCTAAATGGCACTTAGCATAAAAAAAATTATGTTATGGCTACTACAAAAAAATTATTTAGAGATCTAGATTTACAAAAAAATCAAATTAAAAATATAGTAATAGATAATTTGTCTAGTGTTCCCTCTAATCCTACTACAGGTTTAATCTATTACAACACTACTGATAATAAATTATATGCTTATGATGGTTCATCTTTTGTAGATTTGTTTTCTGCCTCTTCGGGCAATACTTATGTTAGCTCAGCTAGTTTTAATACAAGTGATGGGGTGCTGACTTTAACTTTAAGTGATGCCTCAACTGTAACAGTTGATTTAGATGGTAGGTTTTTGCAAGATTTAGTAAGCGATACTTCGCCTCAATTAGGAGGCAATTTAGATTTAAATAATAATACTATTAATGGCTTAGGTAATATTAATATTAATGGAAATATAACCTCTAATTTAAGCAATGGTAATGTTTTTATAGGAAATGCCTCTAATATATCTACTACTAGAGCATTGACTTTAGATGATGTAACAGAAACTTCTACTAAAAAAATATTAACTAACACAGAGCAAACAAAATTATCTTATATCACCGCTACACAATCAGTTGATTTAGATAATCAAAATAAAGAGCAATTTTTAACTGTTTTAAATAATACAGCTAGTGATTATAGCCAAGGGTCAGCCATTTATAGAAATGGTGTAAGCAGTGGTAATATTATAGGTTCTTTAATGTTGGCAGATGGCACTATAGATGCTCATGTTTTTTTGGGGTTGGCAAATACTGATATTATAAAAGGTACTAGTGGCGAAGTGATAACCTTTGGTTTATTGAGTGGCTTTGATACTTCTACTTTTAGTGTAGGTGATACATTATATTTAGACCCTTCTAATTATGGAGGATTAACAGCTACTAAGCCTACAGGTACTAATCTAGCCGTTGCAGTAGCTAAAGTGCTAACTTCTTCTGCCACTGGCTCTGTTTTTGTGTTAAATAATAAATTTGATGAAAATGCTACTAGTGGAGGAGGTGGAGGTAGTAGTAATGCGGATACTTTAGATAATCTTGATTCTACACAATTTTTAAGGTCAGATACTAGCGACATTTTAAATGTTGGCAGAGGAGATGTTTATATTGAAAATAATGCAACGGATTACCCTAGCAGCGATGGAGCTGGATTAACTATTAGATCTTCTAGTGACCCTACAACAGGAAATGAAGGGGCAGTAGGCTCTATATTGGCTGTTCGTTCGTCCGCTGGAACTTCTAGGTTGTGGGTAGGACAAAGCGAGACAACTACTGGCTCTAATGATTTTAAAAGTAATAATGGTACTTTTAACGGAGATTTAATATCTACTGGAGAGATGTATCGGAATGGTAGTAAGCAAATAAGCGCTAGAAGAATGACTAATATTATGGGAAATAACTCTGCTACGGCTGTATTTCCTAATTTTGACGGAGTTAATATACATGATAATAATTACTTTGCATATACAACGCCTAGTGCTAATAATACTAGTGGTTTAAAGGTTTTAAAATCAGGGGTTTATTATGTTAATTATAAAGTTGATATTTATGATGTAAATTATGCAAATAGACTAGTTGCATTAGCTGATTTTTTCGTAAATGGTACTAATCAGGAATTTTTAAAAAGTTATTGTTATGTTAGAGAAAAAGCTTATGGAATGGCAGGTACATTATCAGCTGGCTATGCTTTGAGTTTAAGTGCCAACCAATGGTTGAGGATAAGAATTACATTAGCAAAAGCAGGAGCAAGTTTTAATGGTAATTTTGCAGGTATACAAGTTAGAGATGGTTGTTTCTTTTGTGAGTATAAAGGAACTTAATTTTAAATAATTATTTATTTAAACTTAAAATTATATTATTATTATTATTATTATTATTATTAAATTAGAGGTATGAATGAGTTTACAGAAAGTTAAAGATAGTATAGAGCTAGAAAATTTATATACTGCTGTTTTGCAGTCAGGTCAATATTTTGATAATTTAGACAGTGTATTTATTGAAATAACTGATAGAGCAAAGAAAGATTTAAAAGAAAGAATAGATTTATTAAGATTAAGCTCCGAATATGAAGCACAAGCAACAGCTGAAGAGATAGCAATTGTTGATGCTTGGTATATTTCTGCAACAGAATAATTGATTAAAATAATAAATTAGTTTAGTTTAAACATAATTAAATAAATTATTATGTTTAACAATATAGATTATAAAATAAGCCCTACTAATTATTTGCTTAATACAGATGCAATTGTTGAGCCTTTAACTATAAACTATGTAAAGGATTATTTGCGTATATCAACTACAGATGATGACACTTTAATATCTGATTTAATAACGACTGCCCGAAATTACGGCGAGAAATACACAGGAAGAGATTTTATAAATAAAACTTATATTTCTTATTTAGATTGCTTTCCTAGCAATTATGTAGAAATTGAATTAAGAAAAAGCAAATTAGATTCAATTATTTCTATAGAATATTATAAAAACGATGTTTTAACCACAATAGATAGCTCTATTTATTATTTTACTGAATATAATGACTATTCTAGCATTTTAGTGAAAGATGGCAAATCATGGCCTACAGATGCGGACAATAGGAAACAGGCGGTTAAAATTACTTTTATTAGTGGTTATGGTGCAACTGATGCTAATGTGCCTCAAGGAATTAAAATGGCTATGTTAGCTCATATAGCTAATATGTACGAAAACAGGGGAGATTGCTCAGATTGTGATATTGCTTTTAAAAACTCTAAATCAGCAAGTTTATATTCACCATATAGATTGAGTAAAACTATGTTTGAGGTGGTGCATGGCTTGTGGTAGGATTAAAAATAATATCACTAAAATTTGTATTAATGATTTTAACGCTAAAATAACAATACAAAAACCTACCTTTGGAGTTAGTAATGCAAGGGGTGTTAATGCAACTGCTGGCTTTGCAGATGTAAAGCAAGTTTGGGCTATGGTTAAAACTATAAATCCTTTTGAGTCTCAAAATGGCACTAATACTAATTTAGCAACTATTACAACAGAATTTTATATAAGATATGATTCGGCTATATCTTTGGAGGATAAATTATTTATAGAATATGATTCGATTGAATATAGAGTTGTTCAAGCTGATAATATAGACCTTAAAAATGAAACTATAGTTTTTAGAACAGTAAAAAGAGGCGAAGAATCAAACGCTGCTAATTTAAGATAATGATAACAGTAAAAAAAACATCTAAAAAAGATTTTAGTAAACATTTTAAACATAGCTCTGTAAAATTTCAACATGGAGTAAGAAGAGGTTTTGATATTAATGGTCAAATGCTAGTTAAAGATGTAAGATATGAAATGACACACGGAAGAAAGTCGGGAAACACTTATAAAATATATAGGGGTTTAGGTGGCAGAAAATTAAAAAGCCCTAGATTACATATAGCCTCAACACCTCAGGAATATCCAGCGGTTATTACTGGAGCATTAAGAAAAACTGTAGATTATAAAGTTAGAGGTAGCACTAGATTAGAGTTTGGCGCAGGGAATGGTTTTATGATATATCCGAAAATACTAGAAGAGAGGAATCAGTTTTTAAAAAGAACTTTTGAAAAACATAAAAACCAGTTTAAAACTAATTTAAATAGAGAAATAAGAAAATCTTTAGGGATATAAAATATGCAAGGCGTAGAAATAGTAGACAGATTAAAAGATATAGTTGGAAAATATACAGATGATTTTAGCGACATAATAATTGTTAGTAGTTTAACTAGATCAGGAACTACAGCAACTTGTATTACTGCTACAGATCATGGATTAATAACTAATGATTATATAACAATCAGAGGCGCTACAAACCCAATTATAATCACTTCTTTAACTAGAATTGATAATGTAGTTACAGCGGTTGCAAGTGAAGCAACGCAATTAATAGACCCTAGTAAATATGCAGCTAGTGAAAGAGATAGTTTAACAGTTACTTTATCAGGAACAGACCCAACAGAATATAGTGGTACTTTTAAATTATTAAGCGTAAACGATGACAGATTAACTTTTACTTTTGAAATATTAGATACACCTACAACACCAGCAACTACAGCAGGATATTTATTGCAACCAGATTATGATGGTTATAATGGTAGTAAACAAATAACAGTTATAGATAATACTAGCTTTACTTTTTCAGTAAATGAAAGCTTAAACACACCTTCGCAAGGAACTATTGAAATTGCCACTAATGTTAGGATAGCTTGGGCTGCTACAGCAGAAAGAGCAGATGATTATTATAGTAAAAAATATAATGATAGCGATTATTCTAATTTTATTTTTGTAGTTTTGGGTAGTAAAGCAGTATATAAAGATGGTACTATAGCAAGTGATATTTCTACATCAATAGAACGAAATCAAGATTATTTTTTTCATGCTGCACAAGATTTTTCTATATATATTTACTTACCTGCAAATAATGATACTTTGGCAGGTACTCAATCAGATAAAGCCAGGGAATATGAAGCGTTTATTTTAAAAAGCATTGCCAATTATAGTTTTAGCAGTGTTTTAACTGATTATAAATATCAACCAACTAATTATGTAGGTAATGAAGTGGATATATATAATACTGCTTATTATGTACATAGATACGATTTTACAGCTAAGGGATTTATTCAAATAGCTGATACTATAGAATTTAATCCAGGCGTGCCATTAGATCATATAGAAGGTAGCTTTACAGATAAAAACTTACAATTTAAAGCTGATTTTAAATAATAAGCTTTTTTTTCATATTATTTTAACTTTTTTTTTTATTTTAATTAGGTAATATTATTAAAAATAAGTGATTTATGTATATATCTGTAATATTAACTGCAAATTTATTTTATCAAGGTGTTAAATATTTAACTGGTCAAACTGTAAAAATAAAATGTGATGATTCAGGCGTGCCATTGGATAAGTTTTGGAGAAGAAGGTTGAAAGATTCTGCATTAGATAATTGCTTAAAAGTAACAAATAATAAAAAGGGTAAATAATGGCTGCTTCCTATCCTAATGTAACCGCTAATTTAAACTCAGCACAAACTGCTGCAACAGTTGGTGATCGAAAAATATTATTAATTGGTCAAATGGTAAGTGGGACTGCAACTAGTGGCGCTTTAAATCAAGGCTTATTAAGTGATGCAGATTTTAATAATAAATTTGGCAGAACATCTCAGATAGCAAAGGCAGGTAGAGCGATAATAGAGGAATTATCAATAAGCAGAATTAAACCAACAGTAGATGCAATAGGTTTATCTGATAATGTTTCGGGTGTGGCTGCAACTGGTAGCGTTGCTTTCTCAGGCACAGCAACAGAGGCAGGTACTATTATTGTTTATGTAGATAGTTTAAATAGAAAATATTCTTTAACTGTAGCTAGTGGCGATACAGCAACTACTATAGGCGCTAATTTAGAATCTGCAATAACTGCTGATTTAGATGCGGTTGTAACTGCTTCTAATTCTACTGGCACAGTAACTTTAACGGCTGTAAATGCTGGAACTCAAGGAAACACTATAGGGATTAAAATAGTTGGTTCGGTTGCTGGTATTACTACAACTTACACTGCTTTTAGCGGTGGAGCTACTGACCCTAACTTGACTGCTTTATTTGATGTAATAGATGGCGCTAGATATACAAGGATAGTTTACCCTCATGAATGGGGTGTAAGCACTTTAACTACTGAAACTGAGACTAGATTTAATGTAGATAATAAAATATTAGATGGTGTAGGGATAACTTCGGGAATTGACACTTATGCAAATATAAAGGCTAATGCGGATTCTTACAATCAAAAAACTTTAGGTTATATTGGTAATCGTAAAATTTCTAATTCAAAACATGTGGGGGGTGCTATATTTGAAA